GACGAGTACCTGAGCCAGTGGTGGAAGAGCATGCAGGTACGTATGTGTCACGAAGCCGATATGTTGTACCAAATGGCGCTCAATAAGGGCATCGCCAAGGAGGTGGCACGTAAGCTACTGCCTGAGGGTCTCACGATGTCACGCATGTACATGGCAGGCACTGTGCGGTCATGGATGCACTACATAGATGTACGCACTGGACCTGAGACCCAGAAGGAGCACAGGGACGTTGCAGAGAAGTGTCGTGATGTGTTAAAATTAACCCTGCCATCACTGTTTTAAGGGGGTATTATGAGACTGATTCACTGGGCGTCATGTATGGTTGTCGCCATGTTCGGAGCACTGATAGGGGCTGCACTTGGTTCCTACTATATGGTGTACATTCAACTGGCGCAGTGTCCATGAACGATTACAAATACGTGAATGAGGTGTATCAGGACGGTGGTCCATGTATGGACTGCCTGCACTGCTACCATGAGACTGAACGGTACGATTACGGTGAAGGTCAGGTGACAGAGAAGTTCAGGTACTGTATGGTACTGGAGACTGGCTTTGGAACCTGCGACACCGCACAGAAATGGAAGGAGGACGAAGATGTATGAGTGTAAGAAGGTAAAAGAGGACCTGTGGGCTTGCGCCTATCAGGAGTTCTTGGGGTTCGGTAAGTCACATAACCTAGCCCTACAGGACGCAGTAGACAAGTACGACAAAGCACTGAGAGGAGTTGATATGGGAGTGTACAAAGATCAGGTGACTGATGAGATGGAAGCCACAGGCATGGACGTTGAAGAGGTACTAGAAGCCCGTGGGAAGCGTTATGGTGAGTACCGCAAGGTATCCATGACATCACAGATGTTCAAGGACATTTGCCACACATCGTCAGCATGGCAGGAGATGGAGCATTACCAGCAGGAGTCCATGGACATGATCTGCAACAAGCTGGCACGTATTTGCTGCGGTGACCCCTACTACGAGGATTCATGGAAGGACATCGCAGGATACGCTACACTGGTATCTAAAGAATTGGAGAAGCTATGAAATTGACAAGAGAAGAACTACGTGATGAGTTCATGAACGATTCTACTGAATACTGTAACTATTGTGGTACACAACGTACAACTTTTAGTTGCTGTCAAGAGGTGCACTTTAGTACTTTTGCACAAATGGATGCTTACGAGCAAGAGGAATTTTTAGATTGGGAGGAGGAAAATCAGTGAAAAGCATGGAGTACTACGGGTTCTGTTCACGGACAGGACGTTGTTTTAACCCCTTCGGTATAAAACCTGAGTGGGTCGTCAGGAAGGCAGCCACGTTGCGTCTTCAGGACCTGATCCAAGAAACCGAAGATGCGCCATTTTAGGGTCTTAGGTATACCTAGGTATGGACAAGGTCCTAAAAACGCAACACAGGCCGTTCTGAGGCCTTCTGGAGGTATTTTATGAGGTGTTTAGCATGTAACAAAGCTCTGAGTGACAAAGAGTCAACTTTTAAAGACAGTCGAGGGGAGTACACTGACATGTGTTTTGAATGCTTACAGTATGTTTACGAGACGTTTGACGATGGAGAAGACAACACGGTTGACAAGGAGGATGATATGTGATACAATATATACATAAGTATAACCAAAGGAGATTATCTTTATGTATAATAAACCTAAGGAAAGAAACTATATGAAGAAATATATGGATTTACTACATAAGAGTAAAAACATAGTTTCTCCAAAGAAAGAGTATAAAAGAAGTAAACTTAAGAATAAACTTAAGGGTGAGGTCTTTCAAGAACTTGAAGAGGATGTCTTGACAAGGTCTTCCGACTTGTGATATACTTTTACTACGACTTCGGTCGTTTTTCAACTGAGCCACGATCTTATAGGAGGTAATCATGGCAAACTACACCAACGGCATTGCTGCTTTCGTTAACCTGACAGAGACCGACAAGTACAACGGTCAAGACACAGGTAAGTACTCACTAACTTTGACCATGGACGATGAAGAGGCAGTCGCCTTGGAGAACATGGGAATCAAGCTGAAGGAGTACCAAGGCAAGGCACAGCGCAAGTTCGCTACCAAGTATCAGGTTCCTGTCTACGATCCTGAGGGTAACGAAATCCCCGCATCCGATCTTAAGTATGGTTCCAAGGTCCGTCTCAAGTGGACCGCAGGTAAACCACACCCTGTCCACGGTATCTCACCATACCTGTCTGCGGTCAAAGTCCTCGAGTTCTCTGAACAGGCGACCACTGCGGAGGAGTTTTAAGGGTCTAATGGGGCTTCGGCCCCTAACTTAGGATAAAACGATGCAAAGTTATAAAACTGAAGCTAATTTCGTAAAACATGAGCCTTGCCCAAAGTGCGGTTCCAAGGACAACCTAGCGAGGTACGATGATGGGCACGGCTACTGTTTTGGCTGTAATAGTTATTTTCCTTCAGGGGAGCAAGCGGAAGTAGTGGACTTCCCTACCCAACGCTCATTTGAGCAGCATGGAGTGGTCTCAGGTATCGCTGACCGTAAGATTTCTATGGACACCGCCAAGAAGTATGGCGTGACATCAGAGTTCAAGGTTGGCACATCAGAGGCTATCAAGCACTACTACCCGTACTTCGACAGGAAGGGTGCACAGTGTGGCGTCAAGGTCCGTGTGCTGCGTGACAAGCGGTTCACGACCAGCGGTGACATGAAGTCAAACACACTGTTTGGTCAACAATTATTTAGTAATGAGGGAAAGTATGTCACAGTTGTTGAAGGCGAGTTGGACGCGATGGCGGCATATGAGCTACTGGGTTCGCGTTGGCCTGTTGTTAGCGTCTCTAAAGGTGCGGCTGGCGCTAAAAAGGACTTCCAACGTAATCTGGAGTGGCTTGAAGGATTTGAGAACGTCATCATTGCGTTTGATTCGGATGAGCCGGGTCGCGCAGCGGCTGAAGAGTGCGCTCAAATCCTATCGCCAAACAAGGCAAAGATCGTCAACCTAGAGGAGTTCAAGGACCCTTGTGACTACCTGAAGAACGGCAAAGCAAAAGCCTTCATGCAGGAGTGGTGGAACGCCAAAGCGTACGTCATGACTGGCGTGATTACGCTGGAGGAGGCTTGGGAAGACTTCCTGAAGATGGGTAAGGAGCAGATCATTCCCTTCCCAGATTCCTTTGGTCAACTGAACCAGATGATGAATGGGGGTATCGCAGCGGGTGAGATTACCGTGTTGGGTGCCCTGACCAGTGTCGGTAAGACGACCATGGTGAACGAGATTACGTATCACCTGTGGAAGAACACCGACCTGAACATTGGCTGTGCGTTCCTCGAGGCTTCCAAAGGTGAAGCAGTGAAGAACCTGTTGACAATTCACAACAACCTGAACTTCTCATTTGAGAATCTAGAGGACCATGATCTATCCAAGTACAAGTCCGACATCATTACCGATGGTCGTATATACCTTCTGGACCACTTTGGTGCCGTGGATGCCGATGAGCTGTTCATTAAGCTTCGTTCCATGGTCAAGGGCAACGGATGTAATATCCTAGTCATTGACCCGCTGCAGGCAGGTGTCTCCAGCAACACCAACGAGGTCATAGATGACTTCATGGACCGCCTGTTGAAGCTGGCGAAGGAGACCAACGTGGCTATCATTGTGGTGTCCCACATGCGTAAGCCAAGCGCCTCGCAGCCACACAACGTGTCTGAGTATGACCTGAAGGGTTCAGGCAGTATCAACCAGATCGCCTTCAATACGATTCTCCTGAGTCGTGACAAGATGGCAGAGGATGAGTACGCCAAGAACAGTACCTTCGTGCAGCTGGTGAAGTGCCGTAGGACTGGCATGACAGGACCTGCTGGCTGGTTGTACTATAATCAAGGTACAGGTCGATTGGAGACTGGAGTTCCACCAGAGGTCAAAGCAGCATCTGCAGAAGATGAGTTCTGAGACCCGTGAGTGGGACAAAACTGGGAACCGTAACAGAGGGCTTTATCTTTTAAGAAGATGCAAGCTTATATGCTCGTGCTGTAAGAGGAAGTACCCACAGGCAGTTCTTGATTTCCACCATCCAGCGGATGTGGTCAAGACGATGGCTTTGGAGTACAAGGCATGGCGCGGTGTCTCAGGTGCAAAATCAGAAGTGGTAGCAGAAGCAGACCAGTGTGTAGTGCTCTGTTCCAACTGTCATAGATTGGAGCATATTAGGATGAAGAATGAGAAAAGTTATTCTGGACATCGAGACGGACGGGCTGAAACCCAAGAAGGTCTGGGTAGTCGTAACCAAGGATGTGGATACCAACGAAGTTTCGATTTTGAGGAACCCTACCCGTGAGTCACTCAAAGAGTTCTTGGGCGGTGTTACACACATTATCGGGCACAACATTATTGCCTACGATGTACGTGTTCTCGACCGCCTCTTGGGATTTGATAGTTCCTCTGTACGACTTACAGACACTCTGGTACTCTCGAGACTATATAACCCTTCTTTGGAAGGAGGACACAGCCTCAGAGAGTGGGGAATAAGACTGAAGCTACACAAGGGCGACTACGATGACTGGAGCCAGCTGACGCAGGAGATGGTGGACTACTGTGTACAAGACGTACAAGTGACCCATGCCACGTACAACTGGCTGACAGACAAGCTGAAGCCCTTTGGTGACCAGAGCATTGATCTCGAGCACGATGTGCAGCGAGTGATTGCAGGTCAGATCGAGAATGGTTGGCTGCTGGATCAAAGGCAGGCAATGGAACTACTGGGAACGTTATATGAAAAGAAACTTGAACTTGAAACTACCGTCAGGGATACCTTCAGACCGCTACCTGTTTTTGTCAAGGAGATTGCTCCAAAGTACAAGAAAGATGGCAGCTTGTCTAACGTGGGTCTTAAGTTCCTTGGCGATAGCTATGTTCTCGTTAGTGGTTCATTTAGTCGGATTGACTACCCTGACTTCAACCTAGGGTCCAGACAGCAGATCGGTAAGTATCTCCAATGGTTCGGATGGAAACCTAAGGAGTTTACTGACAACGGTCAGCCTATCGTGGACGAAAAGGTTCTGAGCAACGTGAAGGACATACCAGAGGCACAGCTGATTGGCGAGTACCTGCTGGTCCAGAAGCGTATCGCACAGGTGGAGTCTTGGGTCGATGCCGTAGAAGACGATGGTCGTGTGCATGGTTATGTTAATGCTATCGGTGCAGTCACAGGACGTATGACGCACAATAGCCCTAACATGGCACAGGTGCCCGCAGGCTACAGCCCCTACGGTAAAGAGTGTCGGTCATGTTGGATTGTGCCTAAGGGCTACAAGTTGGTGGGCTGTGATGCCTCTGGTCTTGAACTACGTATGCTGGCGCACTACATGGATGACGCAGCGTACACGAAGGAAATTTTGCATGGAGACATACACACAGCAAACCAAACAGCTGCAGGACTCGCTACACGAGATCAGGCTAAGACTTTTATATACGCATTTCTATATGGTGCCGGAGATGCAAAAATTGGTACTATCACCGGAGGATCAGCAGGAGCTGGTAGACGACTTAAAGAAAAGTTTCTCTCAAATACGCCAGCTCTTGCAAACCTACGAGACAGAGTTGGAACAGCTGCTAACCGTGGCTATCTCACTGGGTTGGACGGACGACGACTTTGGGTCAGAAGTCCCCACGCAGCCTTAAATACTTTGTTACAGTCAGCAGGGGCTGTTGTAATGAAAAAGGCATTGACAATTCTGGATGAGTATGCTAAAATATATAATATACAGTATAAATTTGTGGGTAACATCCATGATGAAATACAGGCTGAAGTTCGTGAAGATCAAGCACAGAAGTTCGGATGGCTGGCAGTCGAATGTATAAAAGCGGCAGGCGTAAAGCTTAACCTAAGATGTCCTCTGGACGGTGATTTTAAGATTGGAGAAACATGGGCACAGACACACTAATCGACGACATATACAAGTTGTTAGATACCAAGAAAGTTCCTGAGGATGTCAACATTGACTACCTTATTCACGAGTTCGGCGAGTCCATGAAGAAGATCATGAAGCGCCAACTATCTGAATACAAGTCAGACAACCGCACCCTCAGGCTGTCGAATGTTGGGAAGACCCCTCTGTACCTTTGGAACCTCATGCGGGGTACTGAGAAGGAAGAGATGACACCCAACATGCACCTGAAGTTCATGTACGGACACATCATCGAAGAGATGCTGCTGTTCCTTGTGAAGGCTTCAGGGCATAAGGTGACCGATGAGCAGAAACGCTGTGAGGTCGCTGGTATTGTTGGACACATGGATGGACGTATCGATGGCACCTTGATGGATGTAAAGAGTACAAGCTCATACAGCTTCAAGAAGTTCAAAGATGGCACACTGGTGGACAACGATGCTTTTGGATACATTGATCAGCTGAAGGCCTATGCGAAGTCCCAAGGTGACACCAAGATTGCTTGGCTTGCCATGGATAAGCAGAACGGACACCTTACTTGGCTAGAGTATGACCTCGAGAATACCGACCATCCTAAGTTGAAGGAAGATATTGAAGAGAAAATCATTGCACTAAAAAAGGCTGTGGAATCGGATACGCCACCAGACTTGTGTTACGATTCCGAAGAGGATGGAAAGTCTGGAAACCTAAAACTTTCTTTAGGTTGTTCCTACTGTCAATACAAAAAGGCTTGCTACCCAGAGTTAAGAACATTCTTGTATTACAATGGTCCAAAGCATTTGGTGAAAGTCGTAAACGAACCTAAAGTACCGGAGATTGGAAAATGACAAGAGCTGTTTTAAACAAGATGATCGTGTATCAACAGAGCAACGGCTTCATGACCTTTAGGGATGCCGTGTACGATTCAGAGGGCGACTTGGTGGGCATAGGGGCAACCCCTGCCTTCCCAAGGGGTCTGAGCCTCGATGACCTTCAGGCAGACCTTGAGGAGTTCATGGCAGCACTGGATCGCACAGTTGTTCTTGAGGACGATCTTGATGTTGATGAAGACATCGATCTGGAAGACTTTGAGGTAAATGGGGAGCTAGCAAACTGATGTTTACCATAGAAGAACTAAAAGAAAAAATCGTAGAGACATACGATCCAGACCTTCTGGTAGATGTTCTTAAGGTGACCACAGAGGAGCTAGTCGAGGTGTTGACAGATCATATCGTTGACATGGCAGACTTCTTTGAAAAGGAGTTTGCAGAAGATGCTGAAGAATAACCTAAGATGGAAGAATGCAACGAACATCACAAACTACGTAAGTCGGCTTAATGACTTCTTAGGTTTTATTTACTTAATTGAAATGGAGAACGGAGAATACTATGTCGGAAGAAAACAATTTTGGGCTAAAAGAGGCAATGGATGGGTTGAAAATGATTGGCGACAATACTGTAGCAGCAGTAAAACAATACAGCGCACTCCAGAATGTATTGTTAGAAAGACTATACTCGCTATCTTTAAGTCCAAATCAGCCATTAGATTTGCAGAAGCATATGGAATCATCAATTCAGGGGCTTATCTCGACACAGACAAAGGCCTTAACTGGAGCTTTGAAGGGTCTCGAGGAACAATCAAAATGGACGAAGAAGATGCTGAACAGTTTAAACGCCTAAGTGCTTGGTGCACCCGCTGGAAAAAGAAAAGAGAAAAGGAACAATGAATACATACGAAACTTTTATCGCCAAAAGCCGCTACAGCCGCTTCCTAGATGACAAACAACGCCGTGAGCACTGGCCTGAGACGGTCAACCGCTACATGACGTTCATCGACAAGCAGCTGTCCTCTAAGCATGGATATGTGATGCCTGAGGAGCTTCACGAAGAACTTCATGCTGCCATCCTGAACCGTGAAGTAATGCCTTCTATGCGGGCTGTAATGACCGCTGGTGAGGCTTTGGACCGTGACAATACCGCAGGGTACAACTGCAGCTACTTGCCCGTGGATGACGTTAAATCGTTTGACGAAGCCATGTATATTCTCCTGTGTGGTACAGGTGTAGGCTTTAGTGTCGAAAGCAAGTACGTTAACAAGCTGCCTGAAGTACCAGCATTGTTGTTTAATAGCCACACCAACATCGTGGTTCGTGATAGTAAAGCAGGCTGGGCTAAAAGCCTTCGTCAGTTAATTGCTCTGTTGTACTCTGGTGAAATCCCGACATGGGATGTATCCAAGGTACGTCCTGCGGGTGCTCGACTGAAGACCTTTGGTGGTCGTGCGTCAGGTCCCGGACCACTGGAAGACCTGTTCAAGTTTGTTGTCGGTAAGTTCAAGGGTGCCACAGGTCGTAAGCTGACCAGCCTCGAGTGCCACGACATCATGTGTAAGATTGGTGAAGTAGTTGTGGTGGGTGGTGTTCGCCGTTCAGCCATGATTAGTTTGTCTGACCTGACAGATGACCGTATGCGTCACGCCAAGGCAGGCAGCTGGTGGGAACGTGATGGTCAACGTGCTCTGGCAAACAATAGCGCCAGTTACAACGAGAAGCCCACTGTAGGCGAGTTCCTGACTGAATGGTTATCCTTGTACCAGTCACACAGCGGTGAGCGTGGTATCTTTTCTCGTGCAGCTGCTAAGACCACCGTGGAGAAACTGGGACGTAGGGACTCTAGTTATGACTTTGGTACTAACCCCTGTTCAGAGATTATTCTCCGTCCGTACCAGTTCTGTAACCTGACAGAGGTTGTTGCCCGTGTGGATGACACAGAGGCTATGTTGGCACGTAAGGTTCAACTTGCGACAATCCTAGGTACCTTCCAGTCTACCCTGACGGACTTCCCGTACCTGCGTCATGTGTGGAAGAAGAATACCGAAGAAGAGCGTCTGTTGGGTGTGTCAATCACAGGTATCTTGGACTGCCCATTGCTGAACAACGTTGATGATTCAGGCTTGAAGGATCGACTCGAGAGTATGCGTTCATTGGCTGTGGAAACTAACAAGGAGTTTGCTAGTGTTCTCTCAATTCCTCCCTCAGCTTCTATCACATGTGTTAAGCCTAGTGGTACTGTTAGTCAGCTTGTTGATTCTGCTAGTGGCATCCATGCTCGCCATAGTGCTTACTATATTAGACGAGTTCGTAACGATAATAAAGACCCCATTACAGCGTTTCTTAAGGAAAAAGGAATCCCCAACGAAGCAGACGTAATGAAGCCTAATGACACCACGATCTTCAGTTTCCCTATGAAGGCACCTGATGGCTGTGTGGTCCGTGACGACTTGGATAGTTTCACACACCTGAAGCTCTGGTTAACCTACCAGCGTCACTGGTGTGAGCACAAGCCCTCTGTGACCGTGTACGTCAAAGAAGACGACTGGCCTGCTGTAGGTGCTTGGGTGTGGGAACACTTCGATGAGATTAGCGGCATTAGTTTCCTGCCGTGGGATGGTGGTAGTTATCGCCAAGCACCCTACGAGGAGATTGATGAGGCGACCTACAACAAGCTACTGGCTGCAATGCCTCCTGAGGTTGACTGGAACGATTTTATCGAGACAGACGACAACGTGGAAGGTGCACAGCAGCTAGCATGTGTGTCAGGGGTCTGTGAAATATGATAGTTATTTACACCAAAGACAATTGTCCGGCGTGTACTACTCTGAAGGCCACCTATGCTCAAAACAAGGTGCTCTTCACTGAGGTTAGGATAGGTCGAGATATTAGTAGGGAGGAGTTCATGGACACCTTCCCAGATGTCCGAACTGTACCGCATGTTGTACAAGTAGCAGAATGAAGAAAGGGGCCTTAGTAGCCCCTTCTTTTATTCTTCTGTTGGTCTAACGTAAGTGTTAAACAAACCGCTTGCCTGCCTTGCAGTACCGAAGGCTGTAGGTGAAGCTTGATTTATATCTGCTATAATACCTAAAGCTTTTTCTTTACTGGCATCTCCACCCATCATACCAAAGTTCTTGCCTTCAAAACCAAACTTTTCTTTAGAGGCTTTTGGTAACAACTTCTGCATTGCTATATTCTTTGAGAACGGCATAGATACCATCATTTGATTATTCGGCAGGACTGGTTTGGTGAACTTCTCAAAGTAGTTGTGTTCGTCTGAAATGACCATTGTCACGTTCCAGTTTTTATCTACTTTATAAATAGCGTTAACACCGCCTTCTGTAATTGATGTTCCGGGAAAAGCGTCTTTAATCCATACACCACCAGCAGCTTTCATTTCAGGAGTCATCTGGTCTTCAGGAATAATATTAAAGTGTTTCCTTCTAAGCTCTTCCCCACGACCTTTTGTTTTCAACATGTGCTTCGTGCTTGCGGTGAGACTAGACTCTACTGAAGTTTCATCTACATACTTCTTAAGATAATCCCTAAGCTGATCATCGTTATCAAACCTGTACTTCATTCCGGGTACATCTTCAATGTCATCAAAAGCTTTAGTCAGCGTTTTGTAGACAGGAGAATGCCAAAGGTCCCTAGAGTGTTGTCCCGATAGTTGTGCAGACCCCTTAAGAATTATGTTTGCATCCGAAGCCATCCCATCTTTCCAAGCATTACGGACATGTGATTCAAAGGCATCGAAATCTATATCTGGAATATTTGCTTGGTCGAAGGGTTTAGCCATCTCCTTGTATACACCGGGTTTAGCTGTTGTAGACTCAGCCAGCACACCAAAGTTACCAATGGCTTGCATTTGCGGAGAAACTACACCTTCCCGTCCAGACTGCTTGATAATGTGTCTGTTATACATACCCTGAGCCATTAGTTTTTTAATGGCATCTTCATCGGTCCCAGCTGTCTTAGCCATTTGTTTTACCAAAGGACCTATCCCCTGTTCTTCATACAAAGCTTTTGCTTTGGGATTAAAGTAATATGTTATTGCGTTCTTAGCACCTTCAGCAGCCCATCTGCCAAAACCCATGACACGACCTAATCCTGTCTCAATGTTTTGTTTCTGAGAAGCAGTCAAAGGCGCTCCAACTTTCTCAGCTAGCTTGGTTACACCTTCTACCAACTTTTGTTCAGGAACAGACATGCTTAATGTTGATGCTCCATACTTCCCGGGTATGAGGTTTGAAAAGGCTGTCATACCACCACCCCTAAGCGCAGGGTTTGTGAAAGGAACGACAGTAGACGCACCAACCATGTTAGTCATGTTCCCAAAGTCACCAAGCATACGCTGTTGTTCTGGCTGTAGAGAACTGTACCACTGACTAGCAATCTTCATGCCTTCTTGGACTGTAGGTGCATTCTTAATGGCAGAAGCTATGCTTTTTGTGGCGTTGATTAAAGGGTCTGTAAGCGCATCAGGTGTAGCCATGTCTGCTACATTGCCTATAATCTTCATGGCAGCGCCCCCAAGACTGCTTAACGCATCGCCCGTCATCTTACCAGCTTGCCCAAGAACAGCACTACCGCCTTCCTGAGCGCGTTGGGCGTATCCTAAGAAGTCATCAGGATAAGCTTTGTCGATAGTACTAAATCTATCAGAGAGTTGATTAATATTTTTTACTAAATAATCATTAGTTAAAACATTAGGCTCCACAGCGTTTATATCAAACTCATCTGGAACAAAGAAAGGGTTTTGCAGTCCCGTAGCCATTAACGTGCTCCTTCAAAAGGCATCTCTCCAGACTGCCTGCGATATTCTTCCATAACTTCTGCTGCGGTGATGCTGCCCTCACGAGAGGAACGTTTCTTGAACACCTCACCCATCTTACGAACAATGTCAGGTCGTTTGGTGGCGATAGCCTCAAGAGCCTTTAGACCTCCCTTAGAGTAGATAACAGGCGTAGCTATAAGGGCTGCACCAGCAACTGCAGGGTTCTGAAGGGCACCGTAGCCCCCTGCGAGACTCATGGCAACACGACCTTCAACCGTAGAAGCAACCTCAGGTGACAAGATTTCCACAGCATCGTCACTCACTTGTTGTCCTCTAGCACGACCTGCGGCAAATGCCCGCTTACGTCGAGACTGGTCACGCATACGGACAGCTGACTGGTAGTTCTTAGGCGTAAAGACACCGTTTTTAGCACCACCGTTGGCTGCAGCAGTCTCCATAACCGTCAGGTCAGCGTAGGCAGCATTGATTTTCTTGAGCTGTTGTGCTTGCTTAGGGTTCTGTGAGGACAGTGTATTACGCAGTGTCTTCAACATGTCAGACAGAGCATCAGCAATGTCCAAGTCAGTTGGGTTAGTAGAACGTGAGTACTTACCAATCTTGTCGTTAACGGCTGTCTCTATGTTCTTAAAGGCTTGACCAGAGATAATCCCACGACCTGTGTCGTCCACAGGAATCTGAGAGTACACAAGGTCATTGATCAGATCAGACAGTTCTTGTTTCTTGGCTGCACTTGGAATCTTAGAAGCAGGTATAATCTTCTCAAGAAGAGACGCAACACTTTTGTCGAAATCAAAAGTTATTTTGTCAAGAACTTCGTCATACTTACGACCTACAACCTGTTGTGTGTAAGCAACAGCATCACGCCCAATAACCTCATCAGGAAGTGTTTCATCTACCTTACGCAGAGTACGGTTGATAATACCCTTGTTAAACTGGAACAACTGACGTTCACGGGCACCACTAATGAACGAACCAATAAGTGGAATGTTCTGAGCAAACTCTTCAATAGCCTTAGCCTGCTTACCAAGCATTTGCCCGGGTGTCAGGGTAATACCTAGTTCACGCATGGTCTTCTCTGCCTGAGTAACCAGAGGGCTGGCAGCACGACCAATGATTTGAGCACCAGCCATACCTACAGGACCTGCTACACCACCAATGCCTGCCTGTGTAGCCTTCTGTGCAGCAAAGGATTCCTCAGACATATCTGTGACAGGCTGAAGGGTACCAGCGGCTGCACCTGTGCCTGCTGCTTGGAGTACGGGAGAACCACGAAGCAACTGAGCACCACGGACACCCACTGCAATGTTTGCTGGGTTTAAAATGTTACCTGCAAGACGGGAAGTATCAAAACCTTCACCACCTTGAGCTGCTCGAGAAGCTTGGTACTTCTGTTCCTCCTCACGAGCCAGAGCGTCCATCTTAGCCGCCTCAGAGGCAAAGAAACTGCTGACCACGTTGGGGTACATACCACCAGCAGAAGTCAGCGTCTCAAGGCCCCTAGGGAGCATCTGAGCACCTGCAGTGATGGGGTCCTTGATACCCATCAGGAAACCAGAGGTAATGTCCCCTGTGTCCACGGAACCCATGGGTTTTTCCTGTGTAGGAACAGTAGGAGCAGCCTGTTGAGAAGCACGTATTTCAGCACCAATCTCATCAATCTCTGCATCAGACAAGGGGGTCTCACTTCGGACCTTCTTGCCTTCTATTAGATAAACTGGCATGCTTACTCCTCAATAATTTGATACTTAGTACCTTTGGATGTCGTAGGTGCACCAGTTGACGCAGGTGCTCCTAAGGGACTGAGCTTGCGACCTAAGGCTTCTTCATAGTTATTAAAATAACCTTCATCCAGACGTTTATTATACTTTTCTAGTGCTCGTTCTGCAACATTCTTACGAATTCTGGTAAGCTCGATCAGCGTGTTCTTGTCCATCTGAATGGTACCTGTGAAGACACCACGTAAGAACTCACGTTCAGCTGGTGTATCCAGACCACGAGCACCGATACCAAGAGCATCAATCATTGGGAACACTTCAGAACCCAACAGTGCGTCTAAGACTTGTGTATCAGTTACGTTCTTACCTGCCTTCTTGTCCCTCAGGAACTGAGAGCGTACACGGTTCACGTTCAAAAGAAGTTCAGCACCAATACCTGTTGTTACATCACCTTTTGTAAGCAGGGTCAGCGTCTGATCAATCTTTGGTAAGGATTCGGATGCCTTCTCTGCTGTATTAACGAAAGCAACATCTCCTTTGGCAACCTCAGTACCTACAGTTTCTGCATACTTACTCTTACCTTTTTGGTCGAGCGTTATTGAAACTTTAGGTGCTTCGCTAGGAGCTGCCCCTAAGACTGTTCGTTTGAGGATGTTTCCTGCAGCGTCTGTAACAACAGCCTCTACATTTCCATTAACCTTTTGGAAGGAAACATTGTTCTTTGTCTGGTTTGTCTTAAAGACTTCCTTGACATACTCTTTGTACAACTCAGGGTCTGAGGCAATACCTGAGGCAAGCTCTGAATCAATATCAGGAGTCAATCTAGTGATAGTCTGGGTGTTGCGTGTAATAGCAGCCTGTTTGGTCAAAATCTTATTAGACTCTTCGGCAGCAGTTTTCTCAGCAGCTTTAGCAGAAGCATAATCCTTCATTAAACTTGCACCAAGAGTACGATCACCAGCAGCAAAAGCAGCCTTAGCTTGCTGAAGAATACCCTCAGAACTCGTGAGGTCTGCTTCACCCATACCAATGTCAAACTGACGTTTATCTGCCTCCTTCTGCAGCTCCTGAAGACGCTCCATGGCAATCTGAGCCTCACGACCCATACCTTGGGCTGAGAACAGCTCATAAGCCCGTGTAGCCTGTGCTAGAGGGTCCGAACCTTTAGCAGCCTCTGCCATGATCTGGTCGATAGCTTGTGCTTTGTTGGCACCCGGGGCATCGTAGCCAAACATACGACCTAAGCCATAACCTAGGAGGGCACCAGTGTTTGTCCCTGCTTGTGCAAGCTGAGAATACAAATCACCACCTGAGGTAGGACTTGTGATTCCTTTTAGGTAGTTGCTTCGTAAAGCTGCAGGAGATTCGTAGTCGAATAATTTATAGATACTTTCAGCCATCTTTATCTCCTATTAGCTGCTAAACAAACCTGAGAAAGCATTTCTCTTGGTTGGGTCTAAGCCAGCAATTCCTTGCGCCAGACCGCCAAACATGTTAGCTTGGTTAATGCCAGCTGCAAGGTTAGCCTGAGCAGCCCCTTGACCGCCAGCAAGCAACGCCTGAGCCTGTCCACTTTGGGATACAGCCTGTTTAGAACCAATGTCAGCACCCAGCGTAAGCGGACGGAGACCAAGTTCTTCGATACCAGCACCAGTCTGGAACAAGCCAGTACCACGAGCAATTGCCTTATCAATGTCTGCTTGAGCCATCTGTTTTGATGAGGCGGCAAGCTGTTGATCTATCTGAGCACGAGCTAGGTCACGTTGATACTGTTGTGGATTGACATAGCCAGTACCCATGCCAGCACCCATTGCTGCGCCAGACAACCCTAGACCAATACGACCCTGTTGGAGCTGTTGTTGACGTAGGGCAATGTCCTCAGCACCCCGACCACCAGCCATTAGAGCTTGTTGTTGGTTATAGTAGTTCTGAGCAGCAAGTTGTGGATCAGCCTGTACTTGAGACAAGAACTGTCCAGCACCACCATACATAGAGTTCCTAAAGGCCTCTAGTACAGGGTCTAGCTGGTAGCCTGCCTGTTGGGTCTCAGGGTTAATATACCCTGTTCCAAAGCCAGTAGTGACTGAATATGGTTTAAACTCTGCAGCTTTAGCAGCCGCCTGACCAGCAGCCTGTTGTGCTGCAGCGGACTGTGCACCAGCTTTCTGTGCTGCGTTTGCTGAAAATAATGTACTGCCTACGACAGCAGCAGGGAGCATCCATGGCATGATTATACCTCTTTCTGAATTAAAACTTCATCCACTTTGTCTGCATCTGTTTCATCAGTAGCGTGGATA